GTAAAACATTGATACAGATCACCCAATGAAAGACAATTCCACAACCGTACATGACTCCAATCCCGTGAAGGGGTTGAAGTCAGGGTCGGTGCAAAAGAAATCTCCCATTAAGCAATCAAAAAATGTTTTACAGTCTAAGCTGACAAGTTCAGTGAAGAATCCTTGGTCATGGCTGGTAGGTAAATCCTCCCCCAGCTTTGAGTTTCTCATAAAAGATCTTGAGACACTCAAAGTCGGGTTGGCTCACGGCGATAACGAATCATTGCGATTCATCCGTGTAGCCCGGAACCTCCATCATTTCGTTAATGTCATGATGGAGTCTTTTCGGATGGATTTTTTACCGGAAAGGGTGATCTCTGCACAATTTTGTGCATGGATCGACCTTGACCGAAAGCAAGAACTCACACCATATTTAAAATGGTTAGGTCCCGCCGCTTTCAGTCAGGTGACAGATCAACGTATGCCGCCTATGCCCAAGAATACAACTTCTTGTGCAAGGCAACAGAACGATGTGTCGATCCCTTACGGTACAAGGTTTGGTCTTGTAGGAAGACTCGGTTCGTTTTTTAAGTCGATTCTCAAGGATATTCAAATGTCCTTGAGAAGAAGCCCTAGAAACAGGCGAGCTCTCTGCCGCGCTCAGACTTTGCTTATGTTGAAGAAGGGTTTTGCACCCGTCAGTAACGATGTTGTGCAGGGCGCTTTGAAGGAGCATAAGAAAATTCTATCCACCCCGATGCAATGGCAGCATTGGGATCAACCAATTCAACGTGGGGCGTCGTACCCACAACTTGATGAATTAATCCCTCTTGAGGAGGAAGTCCGTAGAACTATACGTGAGCTTTTTCAAGGAAGGGTCTATTCACCCAACTCGTCTCCGATCCCTTCGGTTCGTGGCTATTTTTCTAGTCGTGTTTCTGAGGGGGGCCAATTCGGAGCTCTGCAGAAGATGGTTGAGAGTATTGAAGTAGTTTCTTGCTCTCCCATCCTCCGTATGAGTTACCATCCACATTTAGGAGTAATCTCCCGCTATATCAATATCGAGCACTTCGATATTGATCCCGTCCATGTCCTTGGAAAAGGCTTGAGCTGGATACCCGCCCGTCCCTCTGCTGTTTGTGAACCGTTAAAAGTTCGCATTGTAACAGCGGGGGGAGCAGGAGAGTATTATCTGCTAAAGAATTTCCAGAGTTTTTGTTGGAAGATTCTCAAAGATCACGATTGCTTTAGTGCAATCGGTCGACCTTTAGAGAAGTCTGATTTAGACTCTTTAGGACCGTGTGCCGAAGGTGAAGTTTATGTCTCTGGTGATTATAAATCAGCGACAGACATGTTTCACCCAAGGATGAGTTGGGCAGCGTGTGATGAATTTTCGAAGGTTTTGAAGATGCCTCGTTGGGAATCTCGTCTCTTGGTCAAATCCCTGATCGGTCATAAGTTGGATTACTCCTCTATAGGAGTAACCGGTATGATCGACCAGGAGCGAGGTCAATTGATGGGTTCCATAACTTCATTTATTGTTCTCTGTGTTGTGAATGCGGCCTTGTGCCGTCATAGCATGGAGGAGGGTGAGTGGGGATTGGCTAATTCGAGGTTGTGTGATTTGCCTTTGAAAGTGAATGGTGATGATTGTGTGTTTCGTACAAAGAAGAAAACATATGATCTTTGGGAACGCATCACATCTACTGCTGGTTTGACACCATCCGTTGGTAAGACATACGTGTCTTCCAATTGGTGCCAAATGAACAGTGAGATGTGGAGTGTAACTGAGAGAGGATTTGAGTATGTTCCTTATACTAATTATGGATTGTTGTGTCGCCACCCGTCAAAGGGTAATGGATCAGACCGCTCTGCGGGAGATCTCCCTGGGTTGTGGCACAGCTTTATTCGTGGTTGGGATGTTAAGAAACATTCGAGAATGTTATCTCAGTTCATTTCACATCACAACGAACTCTTGAAAGCTGCACCGATCTCCTGGTGGTTACCTATCCACCTAGGAGGTTTGGCTCTTCCCCGTTTCGATGAGGAAGTTAGTGTGACTTTTGAACAGTTGAATCTCGCAGAATTCCTTTTGCGTAAGCTTCCTGAAAATGGAGGCAGTAGTATTGTTGGAT